CGGGAGCGTTTGACCCAACGATCAGCCGCCACTTCATCGCGCCTCTGGAAAGCCTGAAGTCCGACCGCGTCCGCGAGGTCAACATCCTGGCTCCGCCGCGCACCGGAAAGACGCTGATCGCCGACGTCTTCGCACCTTGGGCAATCGCTCAGGATCCCGGCCCGTTGCTCTGGGTGTTCGCGACCGATGATCTAGCCCGCTTGCACTGCGAGACGCGCCTAATGCCCATTCTGCACGCCTGCGCGCCCGTCCATTCGTTGCTGCCAGAAAACCGCCACAAGGACCGCTCGACCGAGATTCAGCTAGCCAATGGCTACCCAGTACACGTCAAGGGTCCTGCATTAGGCAACCTACAGGCGAGAGGCTACCGCTACCTAATCGGAGACGAGCTTTGGCTTTGGCCACACGGTCGCCTCGGTCAGGCCAAGACGCGTCTAGGTGACTTCCGGCGCAACCAGTCCGACAAGTTCCTCGGCATCTCGCAGGGCGGCGAGACCAGCGGTGAATGGTGGCAGCAATTCACGTCCGGCGTGATCCACGAGTGGGAGGTCCCTTGCGATGGATGCGGCCAATACCAGCAGCCCGTATTCAGCGGGAAGCACGACGATGGCCAACGCTTCGGAATCGTCTTCGCCGCCGACAAGAGACCTGACGGCAGCTACGACGTCGAAGGCGCAAAGGCCTCGGTCCGGTACGTCTGCCAGCACTGCGGTCACGAGCATCGCGAATGCAAGCAGACTCAAGGCAGATGGAATGCGTCTGGTCGATACACACGCACCGACGGAGGGTCCGAGGACATCCACTCGTTCCACTGGAACGACATCATCAGCGCGCAGTGGAAGGACATGGTTGCGCTGTTTCTGGCTGCTCGCGTGCAGGCGAAGCGCGGAAACTGGAAGCCGCTCGTCGACTTCACCCAGAAGCAGCTCGCCGAGTTCGGGACCGAGCGCACGGTGGCGGAATCCGAGAACCCACTGCAACGCGTGGACATGACAGCTTCGGATGAATGGCCGGAGGAGGTGTTCCGCTTCCTCTCCGTCGACACGCAGCATGGGCATTTCCACGTCATGGCGCGTGCATGGTCTAAGACTGGGGAAAGCCGCCGCCTGTTCTGGGGCCAACTCAAGACGCCGGAAGACATCGAGGACCTCAGGAAGCGGCTCAAAATCAAGCCGCGTTGCGTGATTATCGACGCCGCCTGGAATGCGCGATCGGTCTACACGTGGGCAGCCAATTACGATTGGGTCTGCATTCGCGGCGACCACAAGCGATCGTGGAAGCACAAGATCGAGGAGCGCGGCAAAGGATGGACTTGGGTAGAGAAGCCGTGGTCAGCAGTCTGGTATGGTGATCCAGATTCAAATGGCCTGACGATCAAAGGTAAGAAGGCGATGGCATTCTTCATCAGCAAACCGTCGACGGCAGACCGGCTCCAAGGCCTGCGTGACGCTGGTCTATGGGTTGAGCCTAAAGTGGAGCCAATGACCAAGGCAGAGCAGGATTACGCGGACCAGATGAACTCAATGATGAAGGTCCGCAAGAAGCCGGGAGACCCTGAGACATGGGAGCAAAACGGATGCGAGCCGCATGCATGGGACGTGGCACGCATGCAAGTTTTCGCAGCAATGGCAAAGGGCGTGGCGTGACAGTCCTACAGTTAGGGGAAAGGGTGTGGCGTTCAATCCGTTCGTCGGCCTGACTGAGGCGGAATTGCTGGCTGCTCGTAGGAGCATCCAGACTGAGATGCTGTCTGGATCTCAACTCCAGTCCTCGTCCGCTGGCGATGTGCAGGCGTCGTCGATCATTCAGATGGGACCGTTCCAGCGGTTCGCTCTGATTCAGCGCGCTCTGTTCGCGATCAACCCGGATCTCTATCCGCTTTCCCAGATCCCTCCGACGCGTTCGGTGGCAGTCATGGGCGCATCCGTCTAATGGCTAGCCAACCTGTCAGACTCTTCGACCAGTTCGGGCGGCTGATGCCGACTCGGATCAGCCAGGCTGCCATCGGCTCGCAGCAGCGACGTGCGCGTACTGGATTTGACCGCGACTCAGCAAACCTATACAGCGGCACGGATCGACTGTTGCTGATGTCGATGGGCCGGTGGCTTTACGCGAACAACTCGCTGGTTGCTGGATCCGTAGACGATCAGGCCGCGATTGTCTCCGGCGAACTGACGCCTCAATTCGCGGGAGCAGACTCCGAGTGGGGCGCGCTGGCTGAACAATGGCTGGAGGACCACGATCGACTCTGCGACGTGCGCGGGGACCTGTATCCGATGCAGACCCTGCAACGCCTATGGATGCTCCACATCATCCGCGACGGCGACGTTGGCGTCATCTTTACCCAGGGCGCTGGTGGCTATCCTCTGCTTCAGACGATTCCGGCGCACAGGATCCGCGACAATGGCGTTGGAACCGCTGGCTCCGACTCGCCTTGGAACGGCTATCGAATCGTTGACGGTGTGATCGTGAACGACGTTGGCCGACCGCTGGCCTATCGCGTCTACGACGATGCCAGGACAACGTACCAAGACATCAGCGCCGTCGACATGAAGGTTCGCTTCCTGCCTCGGTACGCCGACCAGGTGCGCGGGTTTTCGGCGCTCGGATGCGCCATGGTCGACTTCCAAGACATCGACGAAGTCCGACGCTTTGAGCTGGTCGCGCAGAAGGTGGCAGCTTCGATCGTGCTGGCTGAGACCAACGAAACCGGCCTGCCTCCTGCAACCGCTGAGAGCATGCTTGGCGAGGACTCAACTGAGTCCAATCCAGACGCCAACATTGCCATGCACACGATGCGCGGTGGCGAGATTCAATACTTCCGCAGTGGCACCGGAGGCAAGCTGGAGGCGCTCAAGGCTGACCGGCCTACACCCGCCCAGCAGCAGTTCGCGGACTCCATCATCCGTCAGGCAATGGCTGGAATGGGATGGTCGATCGACTACTTCCTCGACCCATCTAAGGTGGGTGGCGCTGCCATGCGCGTCGTCGTCGAGCGGATCAATCGTCACGTCAGCATGATGCGGAGCCAATGCCTGTTTCCGTTGGCTCGCTCCGTTGACGCGTGGCGCATCGCCAAGGCGATCAAGGAAGGCATGTTGCCGCCGTCGGATGACTGGTATCGGTGGCGCTACCAAGGTGCGGCCAATATCACGGCAGACGCCAAGTATGCCGCGCAGGTCTCCGAGATCCGCATGGAGCGCGGCTTGTCATCTCCGCAGATCGAGGCCGCCCAGATCGGCAACGATTGGGAGCACGTGATGGATCAGCAGATTGCCTTCGCCATCCGGTTCCGCGAGAAGTGTGCCGAGGCTGGGATTTCCACTGACGAAGTGAAGGCGATCAACACCAACTCTGGGACGGCTCAGACGCCAACCGATCCGACGCAGGAGGTCACACCGTGAGCCAACACAAGATTTTCGCCATACGCCCGGAGGTCACGTCGGAAGCCGTCGAAGCTCTGCGCCCAAAGAAATGCCAGGATGAGCCCGTCTCAACGCCTCCCTACGAGTTGATCGAATGGGAAGATGAGATGACCGGCGTGGAGATGTCCGTCGCTGTCATCAAGGCGCGTGGCGTCCTCGCGTTGAACGTCGAGGGTTGGTATGGGTGTTGCGACCTCGATGAACTTGCCGAGGAGATTGAGGAGGCGGACGCTGACGCCAACGTCACTGCCATCATCGTTGAGATGGACAGCCCCGGCGGAACCGTCAACGGCACGCCTGAAGCTGCGGAGCGCATTGCGCGCATTTCCAAGCCGCTAATGGTCTGGACCGAGGGCGAGCTTTGCTCCGCTGCCTATTGGATCAGCGCAAGCGCTGACGTGATCTACTCCACGCCTTCCGCTGTTGTCGGCTCTGTCGGCTGCGTCCTCGCGTTCTATGACTACTCGGCGATGCTGGATCAGTCCGGCATCAAGGTGCAGGTGTTCAGGTCCGGCGAGCTCAAGGCTGCCGGTTATCCCGGCACCGCATTGTCCGAGGCCGAAGCTGCGCATTTCCAAGGCATGGTTTCCGAGGTTGGTAGCGACTTCGCCGACTGGGTCACATCCTACCGAGATAGCCTTGACCTAGACGTGCTCGACGGTCGCGCCGTCAGCGGCAAGCAGGGTCTGCGGCTTGGCCTGCTGGACGGCGTCTTCATCACTCGCGAGGAGGCCGTCAAATCCTTCCTCGAAAGGATTAACCTGTGAGCATCCTGACCAAGACGATGTTCGCGTTCCGCGATGCCATGGAGGCCAAAGGCTGGACGTGGCCAGCGTCCATCCGTCCCGGCATCTCACGCGGCCCGCTGGATGACGACGACACTGTTAGTCCTGCCAGCAATCCGCTGCCGTCAATCATTGCGAACGCAAGCAATGCGTCGCAGATCATCCCGCAGGTGGCCAACTTTGAGGTGTCGGTCGCCGTTGAGGTCCGGCATCAAGCCGACGACAGCACGCCAGACCAGCATCTAGCCAACGTCTCAGACGTCTTTGAGTGGATCCACGGCGACAGCTTTGTGACCGATCTAAGCGCCTACTCAGGCTTCACTGCATTTGGTCGCGGCAACGTCACCCAGAGCTTCGACCAGATGGGTCGGAAGT